CTAACCTTGAAAATCGAGTCTGTAGACGACATCAAGAGAGCTCTTAACCAAGTCGGGCGCCTTCCGCGTATCCAGCGTGTGAAGGTGCTTGAGCACGCCAAGAGGAAACTCCTGGCAATCAGGCGCCGCGGCACTAACCCAGAGCTCCAAGCACTGTGGCTAACGCTTGATAGGAAGCTAGCTGATGAGAAGCGCAGAGCCAGAGAAGAAGCTGTTCCCAAGCCGGAACCAAAACCTACCTTTGTCGACAAGAACATATCTGACCTTGAGGTCAACGAGTGTACTAAAGGCACTGGTAGGTATGAGGGTCTCCGTGTTTGCAAGGACAAGGACGGGTTCTTCGCAGAAGGCCCGTATGGCAGGACGCCCAGCTATAGCTGGAGTGGGAAAATCTCCTTGGAGGAGCTAGAGGCCATTGGCCCACACGAAGATATCTCTGGGTGATAGCGACTACAGCGATATTCACTCGGTCTGGGTGACCAACGGTCGTCCTGGGCAGTTTGACAGGGAGGGGAGTTTCGGTGGCGCGATCTATGTTGTTCACGACACCAGCCTCGCCAACCCGGACTTCTACAGGATTGCCTCTATGGGCCCAACCGAGTTCGACGACAGTACCGGGAACGTCACAGACAAGGGTTGGCATCTGGTCAATGAGGACCACATGAGGCTGCGGTTCAAGGTGGGGGTTGAGGGCGAGCTTTCGGTTGAGCGCCCTGAGATGCCGGACGAGCTCTAGCATGCCTTATTACGACTATCACTGCGAGCAATGCGGCGAACTGTTCGAGGCCGAGCACGGAATGGAGGGGCCCGATCCGCTCCACCCGGTCATATGCCCGGTCTGTAGAACGGGAGACGTCAACAAAGTAATCTTGAGCGCACCGGCTGTGCGGATTTGGTTTAAGAACCCCCGCCTGGCCACGCACCCGGACGAAAAGACGCCCAAGTATATGCCGCCAGTACTGGCTAAGGAGGCGGTCGATGGCAGAGACTAAGTTCAAGAAATCCCGCATCGCGCGGGAGCTAACAGTAACCCTGGACTACGAGGACACCAGCGCCACGGAGTTGTTCACCCTGCCCAAGAGCGCGCGCATCATTGGATGGTTCGTCAATGTGCGCACAGCGTTCAGCGGGGGCACGACCGAGTTGGACGTTGGCATCAGTGGCAACACAGACTACTTCATCGACGGTATCGGAATCGGAAGCGTGGGGCAGGTAACGCCCACGACCTACGTGAAGAAACCGGGTGAGGAGACGACTGCCATGACCACCGTCTACGGCCTGGTTGGTAGCAGCAACACAGCGGGCTCGCTTGAGCTGACGTGCCTGTTCTCGTTGGAGCAAAGCACTCCGCTGGCATAGGAGGAGTATCATGGCAACAGTCAACTACGCACGCAAGTCCAAGCAGCCGGATACACAGTACTTCCAGTTCAAGGATGTTCGTGAGGCCAAGGCCGGACTCAACTCCGGCGCGACCTACGATGCCGATACTGGGGCGAGTCCTGTGGCCCGCTGGTTGGCGTTCGCATTCGATTACGACGACTTCGTCTCCAACCCAGATGCAACCGGGTACGTCGTGCGATGTCAGCTTCCGATGTACACCATCGTCATGGAGGCCTTGGTCCGCGTTGACACGGCCTGGACGGCTGATGGTAAGGACGACATCGACATTGGGGATGGTAACGCTGCTGCTGGATGGGCTGACGGGATTGACTTCACGTCTACGGGCATCCAGGCTGACAGGGACGCGGTCTACAATGACTACGATGCTGACCCTGCCGATGGCTCGGCTGGTTACCAGTTCTACGACACCGGAGACACAATCGACGTACTGTGGAAGAACGCGGTTGCTCCCGCCGCTGGCGAGGCTATCTTGTTCTTGAAGACGCTAAGTTACCACGAAGCGCTGTCTGCAGAGTGGTAAGCTGAAGGAGTATCATGCCTGACATCGAGACCGACAACACGACGACTGAAAATGACGCGGCCACTACTACAGTGACTGCGCCATCGCAGCCGCCGAGTGTGGGCCCGAGTGACTCAAGGCTTATCTTCGCCGACGACGGTAAGACGTGGCGAGATAAGTTTCATGGTGCACAGGGCCTAGCTCAGCAGCTGAAAGGCAAGCACGAGAAAGAGCTTGGGGACATCCAGAAGCAGATCGAAGAGCTGCAGGAGCTCGTTTCTGAGAAGAACGGGTCAATCGCGCAACTCACCGATAAGCTGTCTGGGGCCGCAGAGCAGCTCGGAGAGCTTCAGGCCCTGAGGGAACGACTACCGGAGCTAGAAAATCAGGCTAGGGTAACGGAGCGTTACAGGGCTCTTATGGAGTATCCCGAGCTACTCAACCTACAGCAAACAGACGTGGTCAAGACCGATGATGGCGAGGAGGTTGAGATGGTCTTCAACCCAGTCATCGACCTGGTCGAGAGCACCACGCTGGAGGGCGATGATCTGCGCGCAGCCATTAAGCGGCTAAGCAGCGCCTTTGGGAACAGCCAGCACACGGTGACCAGTGACAGCAACGATGAGGTCACGCCAGGTGCAGCGCCTGCCCCCGGGGAGCCTGTTGAGCAGGACGCCGACTACTGGCGCGACAAAGCGCAGGGATACCACGCCGAGCTGAAAGCTGACCCAGACAACAACGATTTGATGGGTAAGATGGTTGAAGCTTACGCAAAAGCAAGGGAGATAGAGAGCCAACTCTCCGCGTCCTAGCCTCCATAAGTAGGAGGAAGGACGATGGCAACAGGAGAAGTCGAAGCTTATCTCGATGTGCATCCGTTCCGTGACTGGACGGAGGACAGGTGGGATGAGCGGAGTGCGATCATCGATACCCGGTTTCACCGGACCGATGTATTCTTCACTCCACTAATCGGTAACAGTCTGACCATGCCCACCGGTGTGGGTTGGGACCAGTACTGGTATACCGGTGCCGAACTCATCCCGGCACACATCAATCACGAGACCATTGGCCGCTACCAGCGCATGCTTGGCCCGCTGTATGTGGACACCAGGCAGCGCAAGGTGCGAGCCCGGAACCGTTGGGCCGCGAAGGTGCAGTATGACGTTCGCGACCAGATGGTTACCCGATATGGTAACGATACAGCGAGCTTCATCGCGGCGGTCCTGCGCGACCAGCTTGCTGACAACATTGTCGGTCAACAGGAGAAGGTCTCCCGGGACGGCATCTTCGAGAATGCCAGCTTCCAGTGGATGCACGACGGCGCTGCATTCGTCAACGGGACAAAAGACTTCTCCGACCTGCCGACGGACGCCACCGGTGTCTTCGACGTAACCCTTCTCGAGGACGTGGCTCTGCGCATGAGCTACCGCGTCGAGGATACCCTCAAGCAGTACGGTGACTACGCCAGGCCTGTTCCCGGATCGGACTTCAGGAACAGCGTCCTGGTGATGTGCACAACCCCGACCTACTGGGCCATCTGGAACTCGGACGAGCAGGAATACATGATCGACCTGCGCCAGCTCCGAGACCAGCGTATCATCAACGGTGGCCGCATCGAGTACCGCAACATGGTTGTCCAGGACACAGGCTACAAGATGGTCCTGTGGAATGCCGGAACCCTGAGCAA